ATTCGGTTAAATCTCGAAGCACGGGCTGTGATCTTGTGTTTTTTTCAGTATGCATTTTTCTGTCAGAAAAGTAAATCTGACACCCTCTTTCCCCCCATATTCGTCTGTCGTGTGGATTTTGTAGCCCCATTATAACCCGCACGTCACAACATGTCAAGTGCCACTTTCATGTTGTACGTGGTTTGTACAATTAATGAACATCGTTCATCAATGCGCTGTCAGTTTGACAATGAGTAAGGCGGCCAAAATGACCGCCATAAACAAGCACGCAACTATCTGCTCCTCATGCATCCTTACGTCTATCCTCCAAGTAATCCATCCATTTTTCCCAATTCTCATATTCTTCATCAGAAATTTCTCTTTTAATGGGCTTAGGATATTCGCTTTCCTTAATGTCAATCGCATCCGTAGGCTCTTCCAACCAAACATGCTTCACATGATGCACTGCCCAGTCGAACACGCAGTACATGATATACCAATTCGCCACGGTAGCCAGCACTGCCACCACGATAACGCCGATCACGAACCACGCGAACATAGGAATCCCCAGAAACATGATTATCTCCTATTCTTCAAGTCATCTACCATGCTGACAATCGACACAACCATTACTTCAACCACAAGTATTGCCATCGCGCCTAACAACATTCCAATGAAAAATGCATCCATTTTCTGCCTCCCTACAACTGTATTATACAACAAGCAAGTGATAATTTTTGCGATAATTCGAATTAATGAACAACGTTCATTTATTACCGCTCACCAGACACATAATAGCGATACCTAACATAGTGCCTACTACAAGTGCAATATAATGCGACAACATTCTAACCCTCCCATCTCAGCCAACAGTTCCAGCTCCTATAATACCCGCCGGTCGATATCTCGTTCCCGGTCTGGTCTCCCGGCTGCCCTCCGGCCACGCCCCCGAACTCGTTGATATGCGCGCCCACGAGCATACCGTCTCCGAGGTACAGCTCCACGTGCCCGGTGCCCGCTGCCGGGTCGCCTTCGAACAGAACGATGTCCCCGCGCACCAAATCCGACGCTGCCGGGTTGCCGTTGTACCTCTTGAAGCCAAGCCCCGTGAACACGCTGGACATGTTGTAGGTGGAGGGGGAGGGGAACGGAACGTCCCATCCGTTCTCGCGGAACGCCCAGGACACAAGGCTCGAGCAGTCGAAGTCGACCCCTCCGTCTCGCGTCGGCTGGTCGTAGCCGTGGCTGTTGTCGTCGGCGATCCCGACAGCCCACAGACACGCGCCCTCAACGCCCGATCCTCCGGGTGCCACGCTTCCCGATCCGGAGTTCAGGTTCTGCGCGCTGATCTTGGTGAACATGGTCGTCTTCGTCCATGATCGGCGCGTGCGGTTAAGCACGTATACGTTGTTCTCCCACGTGCCCTCGTTCTTGAAGCGGTAGAAGTCAACATCGTTGAAGTATATATAGCCGTCGTTTCCGATGGTGCCGATGTATGCGTTCTCCACGCCGCCTTGCTTGGTCGCGTTGATAATCACGGGCTCTGCCATGTTTACAATCCCATCCTAACAATATCCCTGAACCAGTTGTTGAGCTTCATCGACTCGTACCTAACGCACCCCATGTCGTAAGCCTTCTTCAAGTTAGCCAGATGGGGCGAGGATTTGAAACCTTTGAGCAGCAGAGTGTTCGGCTCATGGTCTTCCGTCGTGGCGGCGAACACGTGGCGGCATTGGCGGTCAACGTCTTCTGATACGTAATAGCAACCGTTTCGGTTGTCGCGCCATATTCCGATAGCATCGTCGTAGTAAAGGAGCGTGAACTGGTATTCGGCATTCTTGCCTTTTCTCGCGATGAACTTCGGATTGTCGCGCAACCATTTGTTCTCGGCCGCGTACGCCGCATAGTCGCTGCCCGCTATCGCCTGGTAGAAGCGCGTGCCCTTCTTCGCTTCGATCAGCTCGGGAGGCGCTACCATCTGCGTCAGGAACTCGCCGCGCCTCCATACGTCCGTCTTGTAGGGAAGCTCCAGCTTGAAGTAGTCCATATAGGGGTTCGCGGATGTCACCGCGTTTCCCCAGAACATGCAGGTAACGTCGTAGTCACGCGAACCGGGTCGCGCGATGGTTTCGTAAAGCTCCAAGAACGCCGTCACCTCGTCGGGAAGGTACGTTTGGAACCCCTTGTCGATGACGAACTCGTCGAACAGGATCGTGTCCACGTTGTCCAGCGCATCGGACTTGAGCTTGCGCGCCGTTGACAGCGCTTGCGCGTAGCCGCATATCTCCTTGTCGATATGCAGGATGTTCGATTCTGCCCACAGGGCGTGGCCTGGGAACTCCTTCTGCACGTGGTTGAAGAGCCGTCCGTCCTTGCGGGTGGTCAGGTTCTTCAGCTCCTCCTCCGTGCGGCGCAGATACATGAAACGCTTGCCCGTGCGCAGGTATCGCTTGACGTAGTGCTGGAGTCCCGTGTAGGTCTTGCCCGCACCGCGGATGCCGTAAATGAAGTTGAACAGGCAGTTGTAGGAGAGAGTCTTCGATATGTCCCAGTACTTAGCCATTTATCTGCACTTCAACGCAGATAGTTCCATCGTCCCATCCCCAGATTTTCGACGGTTCCATGTTCAGCACTTCCATATCTGCTTCGCTAAGAGAGCTGTTCTTATCGAAGTCATATTTCATTTCAATGACGTCTTCAAACATGAAGTACACCGTTATTCCTTCTTCGGCGTATTTCAAAAGCTCTTTGATTTTCATGATTTCCTCCTTTGACTTGAGAATTTCCCTCGACTGTTAGAGCGCCGCCCTCCATCATGCTGTGCAAGCGGAGGGCGGCTAGTCAAAGGGCGCTAACCGAAAAGACTATCACAGAGGGGGCTGTTCTCCGTATGCGCCCGTGCCCGTTTCACCGGGTGCCCCACAGACGCAGAAGATAGCTTGCTTTCCGGCGCATGACCATCATACATTACTTCTCGTCGATTGTCACGCGGAATCTATCGTTTTCCAAAACCGACTGCGAAGGCGACGGGTCAGGTTGTCCCGAAGATGGGACACCCGCGTACGCTTGCCACGCGCCGACGCTTCCGAAGAAGTGATTCACGTCCAGGTTGCCCGCGTATCCGGGCACCTGCCCGTCGGACGCGTACTGCCAGCAGCCGACGAGGCCGTCCGTCTCCGGAGGCTCGCCAGGGTCGAAGTCGAGACCTGGGCGCAGCACGTCCGGGTAGCTCGCGATCCAGCGCATGCAGTTAGGCTCCACGCCGCCCTGGTTGAATAGCCAGGGGTTGGCGTAGATCCACGGCCAGATGCCCGTCTGATCATGCACGACGCGCACGAACTCGTTGACCCACTCAACGCTTTGGCCGCCCTCCCAGTCAAGCACCGGAACGCCTTCGCCGAAATAGTTGCTCGTGTTGTCTATGAAATGGACAGCCTCTTTCATGGGATCGTTGAAATTCGCGAAATGGTAGAAGCCCCAGGGCTTGCCGTTTCTGCGGCACCATTGCACCCAGTCGTCGCAGTATCCGTCCACGAAATCTATTCCCTCGGTCGCCTTGCAGATCACGAAGTCCACGTTCGGGAACACGCTATCCGCGTCCAACCCAGCTTGCCAGTTCGATATGTCGATGCCCCTAAGCATTCTTGATCAGCTCTTTAAGCTCTTCCCGCAACTCCTTAATCTCGCTCGCAATGTTGTTAAGTGTGCCAGTAAAGTCCTTAAGAGTACGATTGTACAGGTAAAACATGCCCACGCAAGCCACGACAGGGAAGCCCAGACTACCGATAAGAGTGACAATGTCGTTAACATCCATGTTTGATTCCTCCTAATTAGAATACCAATTGGCGCTTATGTTGAACGAAGCCCCCGCGAGATAAACCATGCCGTCGGTGGACGCATGCAAGGAAACCGCGCCGTTCGTCTGAATCGAAAGCACGTCCACGTTAGTATCTACTACCACGGGAATCCGCACTTCGGTCGACGGCCGGCATTCCGGAGGCAGCGTCGTGAGCGTCGCGCCCGGCGTGTAGTTCATGATCATGCAATCGCCTTGGAACTGCACGTCGTTCACGCAAGACAGCATGACCCGCTCGCTGGTGAACATCGCTTCGGGGGAGGGGGCGTGAACGTACGCCCCCTTGAAGGTCTTGAAGAAGTTGGGGTTTCCCCCGCCTGTAGGATCGGTCGCCATTATTTCACCTTCGTGGGGATCAGCTGGCCGTCATCGCCGAAGAAATACGACCACGCCGCGCTCTTGTCGCCGAGAACGTATTTGAAGGCCACGCTCGTCGTCGTCAGCTCGCGCGGAGCGTCGGAGTTGTACGTTCCGATGGTGCATCCGCTCATCCTGGAGAAGTCGAATTTACCGTTTACGTTCGACATCATAAGGTATTCGATGTTCTGCGGCTCTACGAGAAGCCCGGTTCCGGTAGCCACTACGTTGCTCAGGTACGCCGTTATGGCGTATATGGCTGCCATGGAGCCGTTGTTGATGACGCAATCGCTCATCATAAGCCTCGCCGAGTTCGAGCGCAGCGATATCAAGCGGCTGGAAAGCTCGTTGCCGTCGATCAAGCATCCTTTGAACACCACGTTTCCCGGGTTCGGGAACAAATCCAGGTTCACGATCATGTACTGGTTGCTCAGAGCCGACGACATGTCTATATGGCAGTCGGTGAACACGATGTTCTTCACGCTGCTTCCCGCCGGGATCGCGTTAGACCCTACCACGCGCGCGCCGGTGTTTTCGAACGAAACGGTTCCGATGGAGCACGGAACGCCAGTGGAGCGGTAGAGCGAGTACAGAACGGGGAAGCCTTGCAGCGTCCTGCATCCGCGCACTACCACGTTGCCGAACGTGCAGGCGGTCGCGTCGCCGTCCGTCACCTCGAACGATCCCGCTATGCCGAAGTTCGAGTCAGTCATGGTCTCCGGGTAGTCGAACACGACGTTCTCCAGCGTGTACGTCTGATCGTTGAGCGCTCCGCCGTACAGGAACACGGCTCCGTTCTTCGGGGAGAACGTCCCGTGCCGCCCGGTCACGCTCACCAAGCAGTCGCGCATGGTCGCCCCTGCGGCTATGACGGCTCCGCTGGTGGTGCAGTTCTCCAGAAGAGAGCCGATGGCGACGTTGTGGTCTAGGAAACCGAACTGAGAGGATGCGAACAGCGTGCAGTCCTTCGCGTACGTCCTGTAGTTGAGGTAGTCGCCGCCCGTGGAGAAGGCGTGCCACATGGAATATATCTGGCAATCCCGTATCCCGCACATGGTGGAGTTCTTCGTGCTGACCGCGTAATGGGCTTCCGGCTGCTGCGTCGTATGGGCGCGCTTGTCCTCGTAGCGGTAGCGGCTCACTTGGCAGCCGTAGCTGCTCTCCATGAGGATTCCTTCGTAGTTGGGCATTTCCGAATACGCGTTGTCGACATGCGAAGCAGAGCAGTACCGAAGCACGATCCCATGCTGGTAATACACGCTCTCGTCGGCGAACTCGAATTCCCCGATGTTCCGGATGCTCACCTCGGCAGGGTCGTACATCGACACCGTGCACCCTTCCATCGATATATCGATGGGGCACGACGGAATCATCTGGTTGTTCTTGCCTATCAGGCACACGTAACCCGTCTTGTAATGCGCGCGGTCGTGCTGGAACTGCTGGCTTGGGTTCTCGATCACGGCCAGCGTCCCCACGGGGATGCTTCCCTGGTACGTGCACGCAAGCTGCGCGTCCCCAGCGGCTATGCTCTTCGTCAGCGCGTAAGCACACGCGCCTACGGGCTCGCCTTCGGCTACCAGACCGTAATCGGAGGTGAACAGAAGGCTGCTTCCGTCGAAGTCGTAAACCAGGCCGCTGCGCAGGTTAACTTGGCCGAGCTTGTACGAGCCGTTGGGGAAGTACACGGTCTGCCCGGGCGAAGCGGCCGCAATCGCCTCCTGCACGGCGGGGGTCGAGTCGGTCGCGCCCGTCCTGTCGGCTCCGTACTTGATCACGTTGACGACCGAATACGTGTTCATGAATAGTCTTTCGAGCATGTCTTGAAGCTGCCCGCTCGCGGCCATCTGATCGAGCTTGTTGTTGATCTCTTCTTGAACGTCAAGGTTCTTGAAATAATCCTGCGTCCACTGGCTCAATCGGCTCGTGAACTCGGCAAGCTCCTTAACGTCCTCGTTCAACAGATTCATGTTCGCCAGCGCGTCGTTCAGAACCTTCACGACCTTCGATAGAAGCTCGTAATAGCTCAGCTCGTCGCCGTACACGGCGGGCAGAGCCATCTGCACCCAGTAGCGGAACGGGGCTTGCGTGTCGGGGAAACTCAAAACCGGGAACGTCGGAGCCGGTTTCGTCGGCACTGCTCTTTCATCCATGCTGTTCTCCTTTACCAGATCATCATGAAGCACTCGCGCACCGCGTCGTGCTCCACTATTTCACGGTCTATATTAACGAACGTTTCGCGCCATAGCAACAGCAATTCCGATTCCGGCTTGTCGTGGCCGGTTTCGGTGCGCGCGAGGTCGTTCGCGTACGTCCCGCTAGAATCCGAGTTTCCGGTATCCGTTGTGGACGCATCGGTGAAGTCGGCGGTTGACGCGTAGTTGCCCGCCTTGATATTGTCGAAATTGAGCGCGGACATGGGAGTGTCGCTGAAAATGTCCTGCGCGTTGCTCGCGGACGTGGCGTTGGTGTTCGCCGTGTTGGACGCAGTGCCCGATGCCTTCTCGGTTATCGTCCTAGCATGATCGATGAGCGGCTGGATGCCCTTCGCAGTTATCTCCGACAGGTACAGCTGATTATAGTACGGCATGATGAGGAACATCGCATCGCGCACGAACAATCGGAACAAACCGGCTGTTTCCGCGCCTATCTCGTACATGAAATAGTGGCGCACGATCTTGTTATTCAACGTTTCTCGGTATGCCTCGTCAAAAATAGGGTAGTCTGCCAGTCCCAGCTTGTCGTAGGCGCTGCCCCAATTGGCCTCGCTCATGTCCAGGCCTTTGTCTTTCAAAGTCTGTTCGACCAGCCAGCGAAGCTGCAAGCTGTACTTGCTCATCGGCCGTTCACCTCGATCCCGTTCTCTTCCGCGTACTTGCTTTCGTTGAACTCGCCGTCGGCGATAGCCCACTGCTCCTCTTGGCGCTTCTCCGAAACCCTGAAATGCACGTCAACGTCGAGCCCGAAGATCTCGTTTATCTGCTTGCACGCGAATTGGCGGGACTCGAGGCGGCAGAGCCGCTGCGCTTCCGTGCCGCCGAGGCTGGCGAGCATCTCGTCCACGATGACGCGCTCCGATTTGGACTCGGAGCTGGCTATCCCTAAGAATCCGAGCGCCTCCTTCCAGTACTTATCTTTGAGTTCGTAGAGCTGTTCGGCGACGTACGGAGACGAGTTGTCGAGGATGTCGATGGATTCGAGGTCGAAGTCCTTGTCCGTCATGATAAGGGGTTTGTACTCGTCCACCTGCGCCATCATGTTTTCGAAGCTCAGGCGCTGCTTCTGCGAGCATTTCACGACGCGAGGGGTCTTCTGCTGGTGGACGTTAACGTCTATCGCCCGGTCTATCGCCCACAGCTTCTTGGCGTACATGTTGAGCGCGAACCAGGTAGGCACGCGCAAGTTGGAGTTCCAGATTATGACGGAGTTCTCGATGGTGAGCGGGATGTTGACCCCCATCACCGAGTAGGCTATGCGGTTCACCGGCTGCGAGTAGATATCGAAGTTGCCCTCCAACATGCACTGCATGATCGCGTAGCCCTCCGGGCTGCGCTGGATCGGGTCGAGCGCGATATCCTCGTCATGTAGGAACACGCAGAAACCGTCGCGAAGGAGCCACCACTCGATCTGACGCTCGTTGATGCCCTCGGGAAGGTTCTCCCATTCGAACACGCTCATCGCCAGTTCGTACAGTCGCATCTGCCACAGGAACATGGTTTGCGAGTTCATCGCCGCGTTGTCCATGTCCCGCTGGTTCTTCTTGGCGTTTTTGGGCATGTATCCCCACGGTAGTCCGTACGGGGTGGTTTGCACTTGCAAAGGGTTCATATGCACCTCCTTAGATTATGTTGTTCGGTAGAGAATAGTTGCCCACGTCGTCCGTGTGCCAGAACGTGACTCCGGAATCGAGCAGCCTGTTGAACATCGCAAGGTAGCCGGCCGGAACAGATCCGCTCATGTTCGCGGCGACGGTCTTCACGTAGTTCCATGAAGCGCGCCCCGTGATGTTCGGCGTTTTCACGACGGAAACGTTGTAGCCGTACACGCTCAAAAAGTCGTCGATCTGGCGCGCTATCTCGGCTCGGCACGTGTACTTGCGAACGCCTATCGTGTAGGTTCCGAAGTTCACGAGCGCGGTAGTCGAGTTAGTGCCTCCGCGCTGCGTGTTGGGCGTTCGAGACGCTTTCGAGAAGTTGGCGAACGTGTTCGTCAGATCCTGCGCGCCGTTGACCGCGGAGTTCAGCATCCCCTGAATGTCCATGTTCAGCGCGCTGCCGATGATGTTCTGCGTTGAATCAATGAACGAGTTGACGTAGGGCGACTGGCTGAGCGAGTTGAACGAACCCCATGGCGTGTTCACCTCCGACGCGCCCAGCATGTTGGCGAACGCCTGGTACACCCAATTGCACGTGGGGTACTTGTCGAGGTACACCGCGCCTTCGACGAACCGGTTCACGCCGTTGTAGTTCAGCGGTATGTAGGCCAGACGCGAGTTAGCGTCGCACCCGCCCGTCTTCTGCAAGCTCAACGTTCCGGGCGTTCCGCAGAATTCGAGGCGGAACTGCTGGTCGGCTCCGGTGAAGTTCGTGACTTCCGCGTATTCAAAAGGATAGCAGAACATCTTGTTGTTCTTCGGCACGTAACCGTCCAGGTTGGTGAAGCCCAGGGCGTAGTTCTTCGTAACCTGAGGGGTCGCCGCATTGGAGTCCACCCAGTATCCCCAGCCGTCGGACTTCTTGACGATAGTCGGGATGGCGGCGCGCGGCACCATGTAGACCTGGCTCACCGCGTCCTGCTGGCCGTTGTCGGACAACGCCTTAATAAAGCCCTTGAAGTCGTCCACGGTCAAAAACACCGACAAGCTCGTCCCGCTGGTAACGCCCATGTACTTGTCCCCGCCGTTGTTGACGTACGTTCCGTCCTTCAAAGGCTCCACGGCGCTGGCAACGACCATGTAGCAATCCATGTCCTCGTTGTCGATCACCGAGTACGTGCATTTGAGTTCGCCCGGATCGATCCCCTCGTCCTTGACGTGAGCGCCTATCGCATCGTCGTTCACATGCTCGCGCTCCACGAAGCACGGTTTGATATCGTAGTCGAACATGTAGGTCTGCACGTAATCGAGTTCCAGGTGCAAGCGCGTCGTGTTGGCCGTCTTGTACTCTGCGCGGGTGATGAACGCGTAGAACCACTTAGTCCCGAAGTTCTCGTTCTGGAACATCACGTAGTTGTAATTGTAGTATTGCTCGGGGTTGCCGTCCACGTCGATGGCAGATTCCAGGCGCTGGTACGTGTAGGTTGAAATCGTTCGCCGACCGTCCATGAACGAAGCTACGCCCGACATCTGGGCGTTCAGGTTCGGATACCATCGAACGTGCTTGTAGTTCGGGTTCCACGGAACCGTCCCTATGCGAATCTCCGTGCTGGGCTGGTACATTTCTCACCTCCTTTGGAAAGGAGGGCGGGAAACGAATCCCGCCCTCGGCAGAACATAGGCTATTCGGTGACGGTGATGGTGGATTCGCCCGTCTTCGTTCCGTCCTGGATCGAGGTAGCCGTGACGGTGAGCGTCGCGGCGGTCTCGTTGGCCGCCACGTGCAGGTACCCGCCGTTGGTGACGGTCGTACCGGATGCAGCGCCTCCGGTCACCGTCCACTGCACGCCATGGTTCACGATGCCGGTTCCGACGACGGCGGCAGACAGCTGCAGGTCGGCTCCCTTGGAAAGGGTGGCGGTCGCCGGCGTGACCATCACGCTCGTGATGGTCGGGGCGGTCGGGGTGAAGGCGGCCGCCTGGCCGAACGGCGAGCAGCTGATGGTCTTCCACACATGGTGCCAATGGTTCCAGTACAGGCCTTCGCCGTTGAACCACTGCGCGGACTCCACGTAGTTGTCCAGCACCATCCACCAATCGCGGGATACCAGCACCGCCGGCACGGTCTCGAGCAGCGCGATCTCCTCTTGCGTGAAGCGGTGGTAGTTCGGATCGAGCTTGCCGGTGGCCGGGTCGGTGAACAGCGCGTCCATGCGAACCCAGTCGAAGTCGGTGAACGTGTCGACCGTGATCATGCGCGCCTGGAACTCGCGGTACTCCAAGTTGAACGCGGTGGCCAGCACGTTCATGTTCATCGTGGCCTTGAACTTGGCCGTGACGATGAAGTACTGGTCTTCGAAGTCCGTGTGCGTGGTCACGCCCGCCATGTTGTACTTCGTGGACTGGTACTGGAACAGGTCGGACATGTACTGGAACTGCGTGGCGATGTCGACGGCGTTGTCCTTGCCGACCGCGGGAATCGCCACCGAGCCGATATAGCCGTTGAGGAGGCACTTGGCCAAGAAGTAGCGCATGACGTAGTACTCGTCCGTGTTGGCGCTGGTGTAGAGGGACTCGATGATGCGCGCGATCAGGTCGGAAACGCCCGTCCAGGACAGGAACGCCTGGCGCAGCTGCTGGGAGGAGACGGTCGTCTTGTAGAACTTCTGGAAGTTCATACGGTGGAACGCGGTGCGCACGTCGGGAAGCTCGCGCTTGGCGAACGTGTCCTCCGCGCCCTCGGGGTAGAAGCCGTGAACGTCGGCGAGGTTGACGAAGATCTCCTCGATCGTGTCTCCGAACTCGAGGTACCCGCGCTTGAACACCGCCCAGGGGTTGCGGTACAGCTTGGAGGTCACGATGGTGAGGCCGATGCGGTTAACGAGCGCGTTCAGAAACGCGTTTCGCGCGGGCTGGTAGCTCGTCAGGTACTCCCCGATGGCATGGATCTCGTCGGTCGTTCCGGCAAGCTCCACGTAGGCGCGGTTGTTCGCGTCGTAGGTGGCCGCGATGCCGCGAGCCGCGAGCGCGGACGCTACCTCCGGGGTCTCGTTGATGGTCGCCTCCACAGCCTTCTGCGCGGCGGTTTCGCGCGCTGCCGTATCGCCGGCCTTCATGACGATCGGCGAATCGGCGGCTTTCATGTTAGGTTGCTTCACTGCCATAATATCTCCTTAATCCCAAATCTCGTCGGCTGAGCGGATCGGCTCGCGCCGAGCTTCCTCGCCGATCTCGTTCACATGGAGCAGCGTCTGGCCTTCGACGGCGAAGAAACGGTCTGCGTACTTGCGGCGCGACTCATCGCGCTCCTCGCGGTAGCGGTCGCGCTCGGCGACGGCCTCGTCACGCTCCGCGTTCAGGCGGTCGCGCTCCGCGTCCCACTCCTCGCGCTCGTTTCGCCAGCCCTCGCGCTCGTCCCAGCGGTCGTCGAGTTCCGCCGCGTCCTCGTCGATAGCGGCGGCCATCTCGAGACGCTTGTCCTCGTCCGGCTCCATCGCCAGCTCGCGCAAGCTCGGTTGGTACCTGCTCATAAGCCTGTCTCCTTTCTGATGACAAAATCACCTTCGTATAGTATAATACCGCCTTTTACGGTCTTGGAATAGAGTTTTCCCGGAAATTTCGCGCCGACATGGAAATTATCCCATGTGACGTGAGGATGGCACGATTCGGGCAACCCCGCGCAATGCACGGTGAGCTTGCCGCCCTCGTCCTCGATATAGGTCTTCGGGCGCAGGAACCTGGCGCGCTGAAACGTGCTTTCGAGCTTCCAAGCGCCCAATCTGTAATCGTCCACGTCCAGCTCTTCGGGTATCTCCGTGCCGGTCAAGTGGAGCGAATCGGTGTCGGCGTAGAGGAAACGATCCTTCACCTTCTGCGCGCTCCGTATCGTCTTGTTTCTCGCCCATGCCGTGATGAAAGCCCCGGCCGGCAGGTACATGCCGTCGGTCTCTTCCGGTTCGAGCAGAGGGTAGCGCACTATGCCGTCCTCGCACATGACCGGCCGGCGGCTCCGTTTGACCGGATGCGTCGCCATCTTCCCGTACGAGGAGTTCATCTTGAGCTTCGCCATGTACCGCTTGCCCGCGTTTCCCTCCTCGGCCGCATGCACCTTCTCCTCGTTGGCCGCCATGATGAAATCGTAGAAGAGCTTGTTCGATGCCTTGAACTTCCAGCCCTTGCCGTAGCGAATGGAATAGATGTCGTAGTGGTCGCGCAGAAGCGCCAAGTCGACGCTGGTCAATACCAGCGTCTGCTCTCCTTTGGAATCGACTACGTATTCGGTCGGCATGAAGCTCAAATTGCCTTTGAGCTGCAAGCAAGGGATGAAACCGGGCTTGAGCTTGAAGTCGACGGTCACGGTCTGTATGTAGAGCGGGTATCGAGGATCCGGGACGTACTCCCCTTCGAAGAGCATCGGATCGCCGTACGGCAGGATCTCGCCTCCGACTCCGGCCATGACGGAAGGGTACAGGCTGTTAACGTCCAGGACGATTCCCTCCCCGATGTCGCGCCCTTTGAAATCGGGGTTGACGTAGGTGAATCCTCCCTTGTAGCATGGCCGGATCTCCGCGTCGTAGTCGCACACCGGAAAGGTGCGCCTGAACCCCTTCTCGCCTCCTATCGTCTTCTTGTACTCGGCGATGGCGTTCGATCCCGCCGTGATCCTGGTCGCGCCCTGGTCGATCAGCTCGCCCAATGCTCGCGCCACGATCCTGACATCTGCCGATATGTAGTCTATCTCCTGCTGCGTGAGAACGTGATCGGGATCGCGATGCCCCGTGTAGTCTATCTCGAGCTTCGCGTCCTCTTCCTCGAAGCCGAACGCCTTCGGAATCTTCGCGACCGGCAAGCTGATGATCTTCAACGAATCGCAGAACTCGATATAGTGCCCGCGCCCGAAACAGAGCTTGATCGTGTAGAACTGGTTCATGTCGCTGATCAGCGTCGTGAACCGGTAGGGCGCTTGCTCTCCGTGGGAGGGAATCCATTCCCATCCCGCGTCAAGCAGATGCGATATGATGAACTTCCCGTCGAATTTCAGGTTGTGGAAGTACACGCGAGCGTCCGGGGCGCGCTCGCACCATTCCACGAACCCTTCGATGGAGGTTCCAGTCGTTATATCGTAGGTTTTCAAGGTGCAAGCAGCCCACGCCCAAACTCGCGTTCGGGTCAGGTCGTCTGCCGTCGTTTCGAAGTCGGCCGTGAAGTACTGCATATCATAGCTCAGCCCATCTGTCGAGGATATAGCCCATCTTGTCGGCGCGGTCTTCAGGAGCGTAAATGTACTCGATGTTCAAAAGCTCGTCTCCGGACTCGAAGAACTCCATGAGCTTGCCCGCGTCGGACTTCATCATGGATTCGATCTTCCTCGCGATCTGCGATATAGCCGCATCGAACTCGGAGTAGCCGCCGAACACCGTGTCGAGGCCTTTGATATAGTTCTCGTAGTACCTGTTCAGCCTTTCGTAGGAACTCGTGGCGCTCAGCTCCTCGTAACGCTTGATGAAGCGCTTGAGGGCGATGGGAGAGAAGTCTCGCGCGGTGCGCTTGTCGGGAAGGAGGTTGTTCTGCTGCAACGTTCCCATGCGTCCCAGGGTCTGGCCGTAGTCGATCCCCAGCTTCTTGCGTCTGAGAGACTTGCGCCGCTCGTTGACGGCTTTCGCGATCTGGAACTCCCGCACTTCGTAGCGCGTGGCGATCCCTCCCTCTCCGACGTTCGTCAAGTCCAAGGCTCCTTTGCGCGTGGCGCGCAGCAAGCGCGCGACCGTGTTGTTAAGCACGCGCGCGCTCTTGATCTCGGCTTTGACTTCCTTGTAGCTTACCGGCTCGGGCATGAACTGGGCGTTGGCTGGATTCGCCCGCATAGCCCGTCGAATGGCGTTGTTGTACTTTCGGACGGCGGAATTGAGGCGCGAACGCTGGCTCTTAGTCCATTTAATATCAGGTTCTCTTTGCATGTCAGCTCCTCACCGTCTCCCAACACCACATAGCATCCTCTCGTTTCGACTGTGAAGTACAGC